CAAAAGAATTGGTTTCTCTCGCCAGATGAGCGTGAGCTCTTGCAGGATAGTAATGAGCAATACCGAACACAGTCTAGTGTGGAGGATCTTATCTTGGAGCATGTGGACTTTACGAGCGACCGCACCAAGGCAGTCCAGATGACTAAGCTCTTGCGCGATTTGGGGATTAAATCCCCAAGGATGCCAGACTTCAAAGAAGCAAGCCGTGTCCTACACGAAAGAGGCATCGAGCCGCGCAGAAGTAATGGCAAGAAGATATATGACATAGATTACACGCCGATTGAGGATGACCTGGGCGGATCAATAGGGAGTAATTGGAGTGATTGACTTGGTGCTTGGCGTGTTAGGTACACTGTTTGGGATGCTTGCCGTAAGCATACTCTTGTTCATGCTATATATAATCTTTGATAAAGATTAGCAGATATATGCAAAGGTTTATAACAAAAGGGTATAGCAAAGGGTATAGTAAAGGGTATGCTGAAATGCTGTATCTATGGGGGTTTAAGCTACTATTAGTGTATAGTGTATCTATATATAAAGATATTATTATTTAGTGGTTATAAGATGGTATTCTTATGGGTTACAAATAGGGTATTTAGAAATGGTTATACACTACCCTCTATACACTGGTTAAATTATGAATGAATGGCATGGCGGTAAAGGATCTAAAAAACGTCCGTATAATCCAGAGGTTTTTGATAGAGAGTTTGATAGAATATTTAAACGCAAAGAAGTTAAAGCAATGTGTGAGAAATGTGGAAAGTATATTGCATTACAAGATATTAAAACGCATGACTGCAAGGAATAGATATGCCAAAGAAGATTAAGAAAAAACCAATCGCCGATGCGCCATTGCAATTTGACAAAGATGAGGAGCACGGCTTAACTGAAATGCAGGCCAGCTTTGTTTGGCATTACACCGAAGGTGCATGCGGTATGACGGAGGCAGCCAGAAAAGCTGGGTATGAGTTTCCAAGTCAGTCGGCGAATAAATTATTGAACGGCAAAGATTATCCAAACGTGGTTAAAGCCATCCGGATTAAACAAGATGAGCTTGCAGAAAAGTATGCGATCACTCCACAAAAGACTGGCACGATGTTGTGGAAAGTCATGGAGAGTGCATACGAAAGTGGGCAGTTCAATGCAGCGGTCAGTGCTATCAAAGAACTAAATCAACTTGCTGGTTTATCAATCAACAGATCCCAAAACATAAACATCAATGCCAACCTGGAGAAGATGAGCAGGGAGCAAATCAAAGAAAGATTAGGACAGTTGCTCGGTGCTGAAACCTCAAACTATTCTGCAAAAGATAAGTAGATAAATAACTATGAAATCGCCGCGTCCCGCTGGGAGCCAAAAATTTTTGGATTTTTTTTAAAAATGTCGTAAGTCATTGATATTCCGTACTTTTTTTGATGTGCAATCCTGTATTCTTTTGTGCAACTATGTGCAACTTGTGAGCACAATAGCAACAACAATAAATTGGAGTCCCTAGGATCGGCTTTTTTACAGGCTTTTGGTTTTTTTGGGACCCCTAGGCACCCATATTTGCCGACGCGTATGCAAGTGCGTATAGAACTAAGTTAGACACACTAAATCACAAGAAAAACTCAAGGCAAAAAAATTTTGTGAAAAAAATTTTGCAATGCGTTTGCAATTTTTTGCATATTTTGAGAAACTCTATCAATGCCGATTAACTCCAGAAATAAAGGCGCAGCATTTGAACGTGACATTGCGAAGATCCTCAATGGTTTCTTTGCCGACAACGACATCGATTTCCAAACCAAACGCAACCTAGACCAATACCAACAAAAAGATCTATGCGATTTGGATATACCCTTTCATGCGGTTGAGTGCAAATTCTACAAAGAAGGCGAATGGCTAAAGTCCGCCTGGTGGGATCAAGTTTGCAGTGCCAGTAATGGCAAGATTCCTGTATTGATATTTAAGTTCAACCGCAGACCGATCCGAGTCTGCATACCCTTGTATGCGATTAACCTGGAGTGGCCGCACGAAAACGACAAAATCTGTGTCATGGCGATAGATGATTGGCTTGATACGCTAAAAAACAACTGGCAGAACTATGAGCGACAATATTCTACCTAATCACGGCGTAACCGGTTTGTCTGTCAGCCAAGATGATGTAGAACTGTTCTTAGATTATGTAGTTGAAGCCGAGGGAATCGTGGCTAAAGTGCACGATAAAGGCGATGAAATCGAGCAAACGACTGTCCGGGACGCTACTATTTACTATATTGATGAAAAACAAACGCGTTTGTACCAAATTTTGAACAAAATTGCCTTTTCAGCCAACAAATACTTCAAATATGACATCTCTGGCATAGAAAAAGCGCAGATAATTCACTACAAAGCGCCATCTAACGGCTATGAGTATCATTTGGACATAGGACCAGAGGGTACAGCTGCGCTGCGTAAGATCAGCATGAGCCTTTTGCTCAATGAAGACTACGAAGGCGGCGAAATTTGCTTCCGTTCCAGCGAACATGAGAGCTGTACACGGCCAAAAATGGGTGAAGTAGTAGCATTTAGCTCGTTTTTGTCACATAAAGTTAAACCTGTGACCAAAGGCGACAGATATGTTGTTGTTGCTTGGTTCAATGGTCCGCCTTTTAGATAATTTGAGTCTATGCTAAAATTTTTGCATGACCGAAGATGAAAGAAAAGCATTGCAAGAGCGATTACAACAGAGAGACTTGTCTGCTTTTTCATCTATCGGCAGTCCACTGCCCGGAACAGGTATTTATTACAATCCAGAAGACCGAGCACAACTAACACCAGCACAGACTACTTACATAGCCTCTATCTTTGCACCGGGCGCAGGAATTGCAGATGCAGCCGGACAATTTCCAGAGTTCCCTGGACCAGATGTAGCGCTAGAAGATGCTTTTGCTGGCGATCCCATGCCTAGTATGCGTGAAAACATAGCCGCAGGAGGTATCGATAGATATGTAATAGCTCCGCTACAAGGACTAGGTGTTTTGGGAGATGCTACTTACGCAGCACCCGTTGTCGGACCTCTACTTGGAGCAACTGTGGGTTCTGTCTTAAAAGGTGTTGGAGCCTTAAGCGCGGTTCCAGGTATGATTGGAAAAGCGAAGAAAACTTCCACAGGCATTGAGGCACTCAAAGGCACAGATGCAACCAAAACTGCAATTAAAGAAAATTTAGACAAATTTGCCAAAGACCAATACGGCTTTGTATCGCCATCTTTGGAGGCCTTACTTATAAACGCACCACCAAACTTAAAAGGTAAACAAATCACTGAATGGTTAGCTGCAAATGCCAATAAAGGCGTCAAACCCAAAGAGTTAGAATATCTAGGTATAGATGAGTTTGTTGCTGCCAATCCCAAAGCAACTATCAACGAAGTAGTCGAGGGCGTAAGCGATAATAAAGTCGTGGTTGGTAAAAATACTTATTTCCACAATGCAGATGCACCGGAAATAGACTTTGATATTTATGAGCCAGAATTTGATCCGCTAGACGGCAGTCCTTTGCATCAATTTCAATCAGAAGATTTACTAGATGCGGTCAGATCTGGCGATGAATATGAGATAGCAAATGTTATTGCAGACTTTAATACAGCTAATCCACAGGCTAAAGTTAAATCGATTGATGACATAGAAAACTTTTTAAAAACCAAAGGCGAAGATTTTGAAGATTTTATAGATAATATCGCTAAAGCTAGATACCAACGAAATCCTTACTTTGAAATGATAAAACCAAAATCTACCAACCAAGTCTACGATGTTGACATAGCAGATGATACTTTTGCTTTTGGCAACGATGAAGTTGGTTATCGACTTTTTGTAGATGGTGTGGACGTAACCGATCCAAACAATATTGCTTACAGTCGTACCGAGGCACAAATACAGGTAGCTAACAAAATGGAAGAGGGTGGCGATCCGCTAAGAATTGCTGGAAGTGGCGACGACATGTTTACAGAAACACGCTACAAACAATATGTAGATGAAACATTACCTGGCGGAGATAATTACCGCGAAGTTGTATTTACATGGGAAAACGCACCAGTAGAACATGGCGTGCAAGACCATTTCGACGAGCTCAGTCAAATATCTAGCGCTTTAATTCGTAACAGAAAACTAGCCGACGGCAAAAAAACTTTGCATGTCGACGAGCTGCAATCTGATTTGCATACTAAAGGTTCAAAAGATGGTTACTCCACACCAGAGCTCGATGCAGAAGATGCAATACAGTTAGGAAAAATGTCCTCTGGTATTAGTACTGAGTTTACAAAAATTAAAAATAGAATATTGCCTATAATTGAAAACTCTAATTTAGATAGAGGTAGATTAGAAAACATAAAAACTCAGATAGCCAACGCAGAAGAACTTTATGCTAAATCTCCACAAGATAGATTTTCTTTAATAAGAATGAACGATGCTAGAAAGGAAATTTTTGACACTTGGAGAATCCTAAGCGAATCTGCTGGAGGTTTTCTTACGGTAGAGGACATTGCTTTATTTTACCCTTTTGATGACGCAATTCAACCAGCATTGAAAATAGCACAAGCTAAATCTGCAAGAGTCCCCAACTACCCCTTCAAAGACGACTGGTATGCCATGTCACTTAAACAACTTCTCATGGACGCGATTGAAGAGGGTTCCGATGCTATTTCTGTATCAAGCTCTGCTCCAATCAAAGCGAGATATTCCGATGAGTACAGCAAGTTTTATGAAACTCTATACGATAAGAAGATACCCTCGGCTATGAAAAAGCTGGCAAATAAATACGGCGGTAAGTTTGAAAAGGGTGATCTTGATTTTGAAAATACTTTAGGCACAGCTGACATGAATCAAATAACAAACAGACCAGGATTTGAAAACCCAGACGATGTTTACAAAATATTAGAAACAAACATCATCCGCATCACCCCAGAAATGAAAACAAAAATACTTGAAGAAGGCTTTTCTAACTTTGCGATTGGTGGAGCTGTCCTAAAACCTTTTTCAATCGACAATATCGATATATTTAATCCTTAACAATTACAAATATAAAAGCCAAAGACTTTTTTAATAGAAAGCCGTTTAGGTAAATCTAGGTCTGTGTAAAACTATTAAAGATGCTAATGCCTTATCACTTAAATAGCGTAAGTGTTTTGGTATTTTTCTCCTGTCAATTTTTCTCATAAGTTTCCTCCAAATCATCTTTATCAACAAAACTTACTTGGTTAGTTTCTTCATCCAGAAATCTAACCTTACCCTCGTCATTATAGCCATAAAAATATCCGAATATGGCATGACCTAATAATTTTACACGTTGGCCGTGTTCAAGATTTGCTTTCATCTCTCCTCCTTTTATATTCTTTGATTAATATTTCTGCCTCACGATTGCAGTTATCTGCAAGCTCGTTGAGAGCATCAATCTCTTTTAGGATCTGGTCTTTTTCTAACAGGTTGGTCACATTCGGCAGCTGATCTTCTAAGTCTTCTATCTGCTTGGTGCAAAGGTCCCGGAAACGACTAGCCACATCCTCTAAGTGAATGACGTTATCTTTACTCATCGTGTTCCATGTTTTGATATATGTGTTCGATTACTGCTACGCACCAGCCATTTCCGAGCATGCGGTAGCGCTGTGTGTTAGACACACCCTCAGTATAATTATCCGGGACTGTCTGCAATCGTTCACATTCTAAGGGTGTTAGCTTACGCCAATGTAGTTCATCACCATACAAGCCAGCATGTCCTCCATGCCCACCTTTAGATTGCGCAGTAATCGTAGCTGATTTGCCGTTAGTTTTGTAGACTCGGTAACCCTCTGAGTAATTTCTAGATAGTTTTTTACCATCATCTATTCTTCTGCCCTGTTCCAAACCATGTGAAAATTCTAAATTGTTTGATTTTTCAACCACCACACTATCTTTACCAACTGTTGTTATCGCATTTGATTTATTATCCTTACGCAGCTCTAACATTTGTTTGGTTTGATTCGCTACTGATTTACCATCTTTATCCATGCGTTTACCATCTTTATCGTAAGCTCTACCACGAAATGCCGCGCCTGTTACTACCTTTGGCTCACGATTACCACCAGTACAAGCATTAACTGTAGGCGACTTACCATCTGGACTGTAGACTCTTTTGAGTATGTCATGTCCGTTGATGTCTGTTGCTATGCCTATTTGCTTTGGTTTTGTTTCTACCTTTGGCACTGTGCCTTTACCTGCATGAGCTGTAATTGTGGGTGATTTACCATCTTCACTATAAACCCTTTTTAGTATGTCATGTCCAGGAGTGTTATCTCTACCCACCATTTTTGGCTTAGTCTCTATCATCTGTTCTTTGTTTGATGCAGTAAGCGTGGGCGATTTACCTTGATCGCTGTAAACCCTTTGTGTGCTTTCAAATACACCATCCTTGTATTCAAACTCCATAATCGACGCATCGAACACTTCTGTCTTGATACCTAAAACTTCTTTGAGTTTCAGCCATATATCTTCGCTAGGTATCGCAAAACTCTTGTCGGTTCTAAACCAATGCTCCACCTTAGTTACAGGAAGATCAGTTTCTTTTGCTATCTGTTTGTTTGTTTTTTTAGACTCTTTCTTCATCTCTCGTAAAAGAAGTTGTAGTCCAGGTATATCAACCTCATGCTTTCTAACCTTTACTTCTTCTACATTCATGCCCACTTTGATAGGCTTATTAACCAACTGTCTTCTATGTTTCTTCTTATATTGCTCAACACTTGCACCTTTGTAATAATTTGCATCAATGCAATGTGGTTTATCTCTTTCACTATCAAAGTTGTCTTCCAATATATCTCTCAACACTATGCCTCTATCCTCTGGCTGTTTGATTCCAGGTATGTTAGTCCAATAGTAACGTTGCCTTGATTGAGCGCTAACTAAAGAGGCATTGATGAAATGAGGCTCAAACTTCACATTGCCAAACATGTCTTTAAACTCTGGTGCTACATCATCTGCTGTATAACAGCTCGATACTTGCTCAGTAATTACCTCTAAAAACTCTTTTTTCATTCTGACATTTTCAAGCAAAAAATACTTTGGCTTGATGGCTTTGAGCAAGCGTATGAACTCAAAGAACAATGCAGACCTAGGATCATCAAACGCCAACTGTTTGCCGGCAAAAGAAAATCCTTGGCATGGCGAACCAGCCTGTATCAAATCCACATCCATAAAATCTTTAGGATCTAAATTACAAATATCGCCGACTTGTATGGTGTCTGGAAAATTCTTTTGTGTGATTTGCATAGCATACTTATCAATCTCGGATGAGTAATAAGTATCTACCTTAATGCCGAGCTGCTTAAGAGCGATTTGCCCACAGCTCATTCCGTCAAATAGACTTAATACTTTCATCAATGCAACCACTTAGGTAAGCCGTTGGGATATTTAAACGCCAGCTTGAATTGTTGTAGATCTTTAGGATCAGTAATAATGTTTTCCATAATATCGATTATAGAATCATTATATGTGAACTTGTATTTAGCTTGCAACCTCTGCAATACTTGGTCGCGATATTCTCGATTCTTCATAACTCCTCCTTAATAGATTTGTAACATTCTTGAATCATCTTTTTGAGCAGCTGGCCTGTGCCAACGCCATAATGTTTTTTAACAGCGGTCAACATCTTTTTAGTATTTGGATCTATTCTAAACTGAATAGTCGCTGTGTTTGGTTTTGATACATCAAATTCTAATTTCATAGGTCCTCCGAAATAATTTAAGATAAGAATACTATAAGTTATAAATAGTTGCAAATATTTGTGCATTTGTTATTATTGTCTTGTGAGTAACAAATTAAATAAGGAGGTTTTATGTTACATGTAGGCGATTGGCTTGGTTTAGAAGATGGACATGAGTATTGGACAGATGAAAAGCTGGCCTTCTGGTATGACAGGCATAGGAAGAGAGTGAGAGATTGCATTGAAACTGTTAGAACAAGAGGTTGGAACGACACTTTTGTTAAAAACGGATGCAACTGTCCCACTAGAGCTCTTGTAACTCTTAATCAATTCAGAAGAGAGATCAAGAGAAGAAGAAACTATAACGTGTATTTCGGAATCAAATAGGGAGGCAGCATGAAAATATTAATAGCTTGCGAAACCAGCGGAATTGTTCGTGAGGCGTTTCTTGCTTCTGGCCATGATGCTTGGTCGTGTGACATCTTAAAATCAGATGTAGCCACAAACAGACATATCCAGGACGACGTTAGAAATGTTTTAGCAATGGATGACTGGGATATGTTGATGGTTGCACATCCGCCATGCACTAGACTTTGTTTGTCTGGAGCCAGGTGGTATAAGGTGCCACCACCAGGTAAGACATTAGAACAAATGGAACAAGAACTAATAGATGGTTGTCAGCTGTTGTCTGACCTTTGGAACGCAGATGTACCAAAAATTGCTATCGAGAATCCAGTAATGTTATCCAAAGCAAGAAAAAAAATCCAAGAAAAGTTAAAGTTTGCTATTGACTTTGGTCGATAATATAGTAT